TACTGATGTTGCAGAGATGCCCCGCTTACTCAGAAGAAAATTTGTTGATCGTTTATTAAAACAGTATGAAGCCGAAGAAAAGGCTTTGGAAAGTAGGTGATACTGTGGAGGCGATGGAATCCGCTATGGGCTTGGGGTTCGTCTTAGAATTCAAGGATATGGCCAGTAGTGGAATTGAAAAAGCAAAAGTCAAAATTGATGAATTGAAGCAACATACTGCTGACCTTACATCTGTATTTGATAAGAACTTAACACGTATAAAAAATGGCGCCGCTCAAATGGCTGTTGGTTTTACTATCATGGGATCTATGCTAATTCCAACGATGAATGCTGCTCTGGGGCAGTATAAGATGGCCGAAGTTAGTACTTTGCTTGCTAAAAATCAAATGGGGCTGGTGAGTCAGTTAAGCGATACAGCAAATGCTGCAGCTATGAAGTTCGGGAAAAAGACTGATGAAATGGCGAGTGCAGAATATAATTTAATTTCTGCCGGCATTGATGCGGCAAAAGTAAATTACGCTTTAGATGCTTCTGCAAAATTGGCTATCGGCGGTATAACGGATATGGGAACTGCCTCAAATGGATTAACCTCTGTTCTTAACGCATATAACCTTGCAGCTGAACAATCTGAAGAAGTTACAGACGCTATGTTTGTGGCAATGAAGCGTGGTAAAACTACAATCGGAGAATTATCTGGTGTAATTGGCAGAGTTGCGCCGTTGGCTTCCAATGTAGGCGTATCAATAAATGAGATGTTTGGTTCCATTGCAACGGCGACATTGTCCGGACAGAAAACTGAGGAAGCTGCAACTGGTTTGAAAGCCGCATTGTCAAATATTATGAAACCAACTTCTGAGGGAGCGAAATTAGCTGACAGTTTGGGCTTGGCATTTGATGCTGAAGCATTGAAAGCAAAAGGCTTAAGAGGCGTACTTGATGATGTTTATGCATCAACAAAAGGCGATGTCGGTATGATGACACAGCTGTTCGGATCTGTTGAAGCGTTAAACTTTGTCTTTGCAATTATGAAAAATAATGGCGATACCTTTACCTCTGTCATGAACGACATGAATAGAAAAGGTGGATCTACTGAGGAAGCCTACAGGAAAATGGCTGATACAGTCATTATGCAAGGACGTAGGATCGGTGCTTCTTTCGCTGTTGGCATGAAGCGTTTTGGAACAATATTTTTGCCTGTATTAAGTTTAATTCTTCGCCCTTTAGAATTAATTATGAAAGGCTTTGCTAGCCTTCCTAAACCTATTCTGGGCGTAATAGGGGCAGGATTAGGGTTTGCTTCTTTGTTTTTTATAATGCGTGGTGCAATGATGGCTAGTTATGGAGCATCAAAATTGCTTTCTGCTGGGATTGGTGGTCAATTTGTTGCAAGTTTAAAGAAAGGTACGTTAGGACTTTTAAACTTTAACAGCGGTTTTGCTAAAACATCACTTAGAATGTTTGGGCACATGGCTG